CAGTGCACCAGTAATGTATGATAAGGGGGCTCAAGAAAAGCCTAAGCCTAGAGTATTAAAACAGCAATTTGGCGATGGATATGAAATGCGTATAGCTGACGGTATAAATAACACTCCTAGAGAGTGGACTTTATCTTTCGCAACTAGAACTAATGATGATATAGATAAACTATATAAATTTTTTCAAACTCTTGCAGGTGTAAGCACTTGCAGATTAACAGTACCCCATGCAGTAGATGGCGATGAAAATGTTAATGTAGTAATTGAAGACTATAATAGAACATATGATTATGCTGAATATTATAGCATGTCTTGTACAGCTCGAGAGGTTTTTGAGACATGACGGATCCTATTACTGGTACTAATAATGCTTTAGTTACAGATCTACAGGGACAAGCTCAGTCTAGTGGACTAATTGAAGTATTTGAAGTTTATTTAGCAGATAGTAATATTGGAGGCGCAGGAGAAGATAAACTATATTTTCATGATGGTCGAAATGGTACTAGCGAGATAACTTGGTATAGTTTAATAAATGACAATGACTTTGGTTCTTCAAATTCAGCAAAATATAGTCAAAGAACTTATACAGCATTACCTATTGAAAGCGACGGCTGGGAAATTAGAGGAACAGGAAGTTTACCTCGTCCAACAGTAAGATTTGGAAATATCAATGCTTACTGGAACACTTATTTAACAGACTTTGATGATTTAGTTGGAGCAAAGGTAATTAGAAGAAGAACTTTAGAAAAGTATTTAAGTACTACTCCTCCTGTAGAATTTAATCGAGATGTGTTTTATGTTGAGAGAAAGATAACTGAAGATGCAGTAATGGTCGAATTTGAACTAGCTAGTGCAATGGACGTGGAAGGAATAAAGTTACCTAGAAGATCTATTATAGCGGCACGCTGTCCTTGGAAGTATAAAGATACAGCACAAGGCGGTTGCGATTGGCCAAATGATAGTAGACCTACTATAGATGGTACAGAACACACTCTATATTTTGATAAAGATGATAATAGGATTAGTTTAGATCTTGCAGCACCTGGAGCAACAGAGTATACTGCTTGGGGTAGACAAGATTTATTAGCCAGTAGAACAGGAAATTTATATGCTGCTGTAACAGGAAGTCCCGATGGATATGATGTAGATGACTATGTAGAGTATCCAAGACCTATTGGAAGTTTATATCCAATAACAAAAACACAATATACAGCTACTAATGAATTAGAAATAACTTTTTACACTTCTGGAGACGCAGATCAATTTACTGCAGGAAGTAGTGGAGCTTCTGGTAACATTACAGCTATGAAAGCTAATGACGATTGGATAATTCTAAAAGGTTTATCTACTACTGCAGGAAACTATAAAAACGTACCTTTAAAAGTAAAAAGTGATGGAGGTAGTGGTAAGGTTAAAGTACAAGTTGATACAAGTCATACAAGTACTTTAGGAGGCCCCGTATCAGCAGGAAGTTTTGTAGTAGGGACTGCATATAAGATTGCATCAGCAGGTAATACAAATTTTACATTGATTGGAGCAGCTAATAATAATGTAGGTACGGCTTTTACTGCATCAGGAACAGGATCAGGAACAGGAACAGCTGATACTACTATAGGGTATGTCCAAGCTTGTAGAGCAACACTTTATAGATGTACAGCAGCTCATTCTATTACTACAGGAGATGGAATTGATGATTTAATAAAACCAACTAATATTTCTTATTGGGAATTTGGTGATGTTTGTGGTAAACGCTTAAACTCATGTGCAAAACGTTTCGGACACGTCCCAAATTCAGGTAAAGTAGATAGTGTTCATATAAAGGATACTAATGGAGTGTTACAGCAAGGTTCAGGATACACTAGTGTTCCTACAGTAGTATTTACAGGTGGCGGAGGTACGGGAGCAGCAGCCACAGCTACAGTAGCTTCTCAGAAAGTAACAAAGTTTACTGTAACAAATGGCGGACAAGACTATACTAGTAATCCTACTGTCTCATTTACTGGGGGAGGTGGTTCAGGAGCAGCCGCAGAAGCAAAAGTTAAATTTCAAACAACAGATAATGTGAGTCTTCCATTTGGAGGATTTCCGGGAGCAAGTCTATACTAATGATCGAACCAGTACTAGAAGAAGTAAAAGAATACGTATATACACAAGCCAATAAAGAGGCTTGTGGCTTATTAGGGATTAGAAAGGGCAGAGTTAAGTTTTTTCCATGCAAGAATAAAGCAGAAGATCCTAAGCATGATTTTGTAATTGACCCCTATGATTATAAAGCAGTCGCTGATGAAGCTGATATAGTAGGAGTAATCCATAGTCACCCAGGGCAGGGCTATCCAGAACCTAGTCCCGTAGACAGAGCAGCTTGTAATAGATTAGGAATCCCGTGGTATATATTTGGAGGTGATGATGAGTGGGCTAAATTAGAACCAAAAGAGGAGTCTTTTGAGTTGCTTGGTAGACCCTTTGTATTTGGCGTGTATGATTGTTATACAATAGTAAAAGATTATTTCGCCAAGCAGGATATTCATTTTCGACCTGATTGGTCATATGAGTGGGAATTTTGGAAACAAGGAAAAAATTATTATTTAGAAAGATATGCTGAAGAAGGCTTTAGTAAAGTAACAGATGGTAGTCTACAGATGCATGACGTCATTTTAATGGCACTAAACGCAGATACTACCAATCATGCAGGAATATATGTAGGTAAGGGAAAGATGTTACATCATGCTCCTTACAGATTATCTTGTAGAGATAATTATCACGGAATATGGAATCAGATAACGAGAACTATATTAAGACACAGGAACTACCAATGAGAAAAGTTTATTTAGAAGGAATGTTAGGACAAAAATTCGGAGAAGAGTGGAATCTATCTGTAGGTTCTCCTGCGGAAGCTATCTCTGCTATTATGGCACAACGTCCTGGATTTAGACAATATCTAGCACAAGGAGAAAATGTACTAGGGTATGATGTAATTATCGGAGATGATTATATCCAAGATTATAATGAACTAACAATAAATGATCCTGGTCAATCACAGTCATATACTTTTGTGCCTATAGTTGCTGGTAGTAAAAGTTCAGGGTTAATGATGGTATTAGGAGTTGTTTTAATTGCCGCAACTGGTGGATTAGGAGCAGCTGCAGCAGCTCCATTTATGGGAGCAAGTACAGCAGTAGGAGCGGGAGCTACAGCAGGAGCTTTAGGAACATACACAGCGGCAACAGGTACAGCTGCAGCAATTACAGCAGGAACAGCAACAGCAGCAACATTTACAGCCTCAACCTTAGGAGGAGCATTAAGCTATCTAGGTATGGGATTATTATTGGGCGGAGCTGCAATGATGCTTGCCCCAGATGTGCCAGACTCAGATGGAGCCGAAAATGCTGAAAACTATTTATTCTCAGGTCCAGTTAATACAGTAAAACAAGGAGAACCCATACCATTAGTTTATGGAAGAGCAATAGTTGGTTCTAAAACTATTATGGGATCTTTATTTACTACTACTTCTAGAGAAAAGATTAACAAGTCTAGAAAATTAGTAGGTATAGGTGGATTTAGAGAAGACGGAGCAAAACACGGTGGAGCACAAGGCGGAGCAGGACGTTACGGTGGTGACTACGGTGGTTATGCAGGTGGTGGAGGTAGACGCGGCCACGACCCTTATTACGATATGCACTAATGAAAGAAGAACGTAGAGAACTAGTAAGAATTGTAGGCTCTGGCGGTGGTAAAAGCGGCGGAGGCGATACTTATGAAGCAGATGATAATATGTTTGCACGTCAAAGTGCGGCTTTTATAGATGCTGTTGCAGAAGGCCCAATTAAAGGACTTGTTTATGGTGATGGATCTATTCTTATTGATGAAACTAGAATTAGAGATGTTGACCAATCAACAGGAGAAGTTTCAGCAAATGCTAATGTTGTCAATTATAGTGTTATAACTGCAGACGGTTCCGCAGCTCAAACTCCTGACCCTGAATTTTTCTCAACTTTTCCAACAGCAGCAATAGTTACAGAAATTGGGAGTGCTGAACTTCTTTTAAATGAAGCTCAGTTTCATACTATTTCTAGTGGAACTTTTGAAAAACAAAATGCAGATTATATAAAAGTTACTATATCTACTACAGGTATGCAATCTATTACCAAGAAGGGAGATAATAAAGGTGATATACGTACTACTAATGTTTATTTTAATATAGATTTTAGATGGATAGACTCAGATGGAGTTGCTCGTACTAAGAATAAGTTTCTTACTGGTTTTAACGGTAAAGTAAGTGGTAAATACGCACATACTTTCGGATTTAACATAGAAAGTGATAAAGCTGTCAATGGAATGACAGATTGGTCAGTTAGAATAACAAGAACAGGCGGAGCGGTGAGTAGTGATACTTATGAAGTTTCTAACGCCATTTATGTAGATAGTATCGAAGCCTCTATAGCAGATAAACTAGAATATCCTTATACTGCGTATGTTGCAGGTGTAATAGATGCAGAACAATTTTCCAGCGTTCCTGCAAGAGGATATGAAATCGATGGAAAACTAATTCAAATTCCCAGTAACCATGCCCCTGTAGATTATAATGGAAGAAAATGTCTTGTAGCAAGTACTACAGGCTTTTCAGTTGGAGACTCGGTTTCTCAGTCCGCAGTAGGAATAACATCAATTATAGCAACAGGAGATGCAGACGAAGGATATACTGCAGAAGTTATTACATCTGCTAATCATGGGCAAACTATCGGAAAAGCTTTTACAATCACAATAGCAACAACTGCAAGTCAAGATGAAGACTTTTTTGAAGGTACTTTCACAGCAGAATCTACTGCAGCAAATAAATTTACTTATGTTCTTAATAGACCTTATAATACTACTACAGGAGCTTATACAGCTATAACTAGTACTACTTGTACAGGAACTATGACAGGATCTATGTTCTCAGGCGGTATAATTGATAAGATAGTTACAGATACTGCTATATATTTAAGAGACGTAGCTGCAACAGATAAAATTGTAACAGGATCAAACCTAAGCAATGGGAGTGCTACTGAATCTGTAACAGGGGTATCACAAGTAATGATCCCTGCTAATTATAGAAGAAGTCCTTCTACCGAAAAAATTACTACTTCTGAGCAAGATTGGGACGGTACTTTTTATACTAAATGGTGTAATAATCCAGCTTGGGTATTTTATGACTTAGTAACAAATAAAATATATGGATTAGGAAACTATCTTAGTGAAACTCAAGTAAATAAATGGGAACTATATCAAATTGGTAGATATTGTGATGAGTTAGTTCCTGCAGGTGTAGAAGCTGCTGATTTATTAAGTTTACATTGTATAAAAGATTCTAATTATACCCCAGCGTCGGGAGAGTATGAGCCTAGATTTAGTGCAAACTTAGTAATAGCTGGAAAAGAGCAGGCTTATAAAGTTCTTAATGATGTAACTAGTATTTTTAGAGGTATGCTATATTGGTTAAATGGAGAAGCCTTTATAGTTCAAGACTCAGAGAAAGATCCTGTTTATCAATTTACTAATGCTAACGTTATAGACGGGCAATTTACTTACGAAGGAACAGCAAACAAAACTAGAACCAATCAGATAATGGTAAAATGGAATAACCCACAAGACTATTATCGAAAACGTACTGAAATTGTAGAACTAGAAGAAGATTTACAAAAAGATGGCGAATTTATAAAACCAGATTCAGTAACTGCATTTGGTTGTACTTCAAGAGGTCAAGCAAGAAGATTAGGGAAATGGAAACTTCTAAGTAATAAACTTCATACTAATACTGTTAGTTTTTCTACTTCTTTAAACGCAGCTTTTCTAAGACCTGGCGATATAGTCCAAATTAGTGATAAACATAAAAATACTAAGTCTTGGGGCGGTAGAATAATGTCAAGCAGTACTACTACTGCTATAAATGTAGATAGAAAACCAACAGGATTCGGAAATACAAGTGTAGAATCGGGATATGCGGTTGGAGATTACAGATTGACCTGTTCTTTTGTAGGGTACAAAACCTTACTAGCACAAGATCAAGCTACAATAAATGTAAATGGTGTTACTACAGATTTAGTAAGAGGTAATGAAATTACTCACTTCGGTAGTACCGCAATCACTACAGAAGAGCTAGGCAAAAAGATTGAAGATACTAGTGGAAATTATGTTTTTACTCAATGGACTCCATTTACTTATACAGAAACTAAAACAGTAAGCGCTGTTTCAAATAGTGGTAAAACAATAACTGTTTCTTCCGCATTTGGTAGTGCGCCTACTAATGATCAAGTATGGATACTATCTAGAGCTTCTTTAGAAACTGGAAAAACCAAAGAAGAAGCCAAACTTTACAGAATACTTCAATTAACAGAAACTGATAGAAGCGCAATAGAAATAAATGCACTAGAATATAATGCTACTAAATTTGATGCAGTAGATAAAAACGAAGCATTGAGTAAAGATCGCCAGATTTTCTTACCTGACTCATTTAAGCCTGTACCTGCAGTAACTAACTTAGGGTATCAAGCTAAAATAGTTAAATTAGGAGACAGTGATGGACTGGTAAACCGTATAACTTTTAGCTGGGATCCACCTAGAAATGTTGATGATAATGCACAGTATACTTTTGTTAGACATTATGAAGTATATTATTCAACAGACCAAAAGAAATGGATTGCAGCAGGACATACTACAAATACTTCAATAGATAAAGACGGATTACCTTCTGCAACTTACTACTTAAAAGTATTTACAGTAAGTTTACAAGGAAAGAGATCAGAGCCTGCAGACGCAACTCTATCTATAAGTTTCCAAAGAGCAGTAGGACCGAGTGAAGGAACCGTTGGTAACGGAGACTTTACTATAAATAAAATTGGTACTATTAGTGGTGGTTATTCTATAGATGGAGGTAAAGTTACTTTCAGTCCAGCAAATCAACAACATGATGATGGAAACAATTCTCATTCAGTAGCAGGACAAGCTCAACTTGACTTCACAGGATTAACTGGAAGTGATAGTGATAATGATGGAGCAAATACTGGGTATATCTATATGGATCATAGTGCTAATGCTTTTATAGCAGTAGCACACGATGAAGTATCAGATCAATTTTATACTTCTTTAGGAGGAAGCCCTTTTGCTGCTGCAACAGGAACTATAACCTGTTCCCCAAGTATGATAAGCACGGCTACTCATACCCCCAATCACATATTAGGATTAGATTCAACTAATTTTGATGGGGAATTAGCGGTTGATAATTTATTAAAATTTACTAAGTCATCAACTGACTACTATCATAGAGTAAGATCCTTTACTTCTGATACTGAAATGTTGGTTGATCCAGCAGTAAATGTTACTGTAGTAGACGGAGATAATCAGGCATTTAGCAAACCTAGTTTCCATGCAGACTATCAAAAAGATACTATTATTGGAATGGTTAAAAAGAGTAGTGCGGGAGCCTATACTTTAACTAAATATGGAAGTTCACAAGGAGAGGGAGCGTATGAGATACAAGGAACTAACGAGGCACATACCTTTGCAGCAAATACTAGCAATGAGATAAGCCAAAGTGACTATGCTGCTTATACAAACTCTTATACAATTAGACGAGATGGATCAGATTGGACTTATGCAGCAAGTGGAACTACAGCGGAAACTTTTAGCTTAACAGTAACAGCAGTAACTGGCTTTAGTGCAACTAGTGATGTAAATATATCAGGTAGTGGTGTAGTTACTATAGACGATAACTCTTTAGATAGCGTAACTTCAGGAACCGCTACTATACAGATTAAAGATTTACAAAGAAACTATGTTATATCAAATAGGGTATTATCTTTTTCTAAAGCAGTAAGTGGATCCGCTTCTGCAGGAACGGACGCTATCGCTATAAAACTAATTCCAGATAAGCATGTTATTGCTTATGACAAAGATGGAAATGAGACAACTACTATTGCATTTACTACTGAAGTTCAAGGTGGTTCAGAGTTAAGTGGAACGGCTTACTATGAATTTTTAGTTGATGGATCCGCGCCTTCGGGTGGGGCTGTTAATAGCACAACTTCGACTTGGACTTTACCTGATGCTAATGAACCTGCAGAAAGTGCAACTGTTACTGTTAAAGTTCAACTTAGAGATGGAGGTACAACAGGAACAGTAAAAGCTGTAGATTCAGTTGGACTCTATGGAGTAAAGTCAGGAACAGACGCATATACAGTAGTAGTTACTAATGAGGCACATACTTTACCTACAACTACAGCAGGAGCTGTAACTTATACAGGATCAGGTACAGATATTAGAGTTCTAAAAGGAAGCGCGTTATTAGAGCCTACAACAGGTACTGTAACAACAGGTAAGTTTAAAGTAACTGTTTCAAGCGATACAAACATAACAGTAAACGCATCTCCAACTTTAGTAGATTTTGGATCAACAGGAACAAATAATACTGTCCGATTTGGTGTTGCTAGTAATATGACAGCAAATACCGCTGAAATAGAATATTCTATAGCTATTGAGGGTATACAAACAGTTGTTAAGAATCAAACATTTTCTAAATCTCAGCAAGGAGCTACAGGAGCCACAGGAACAGCGGCATATAGTGTTAGACTTTCATCAAGTAAATATGTAATATCATATAATATAGATGGAGGGGAAAGTGATAGTCTTACTTTCACAGCAGCTCCACAAGGAATTCAAGGTACTGCTACTTATAAATTTGAAGTAGACGGTACCGAAAAACAAGCAGCAAGTACAACAGCTACATATGCAATGGCTGATAGTGATGAACCAGCTTCTGGAGCAGCAAAACTTGTAAAAGTTACTATGTATGATGATGGGACTGAAAAAGCGACTGATTCAGTATCAGTATATGGTGTACAAGACGGAGAAGATGCAGTAACTATTATAGTTACAAACGAAGCTCATGCACTTCCTACAAATGCGGCAGGAACTGTAACATACACTAATTCAGGAACAGATATTAAAGTATATAAGGGGAATACTGCACTTGCGTATGGAACAGGAAACAGTCAATTCACAGTAGCTGCCTCAGCAAGTGGTATAACTGCAGGGGCTGCCTCAACGGTTTCTACTTATACTAGAAGATTTGCCGATGCTTCAGGAGCATCAGCAACTGCAACTATAACATATACAGTATCTGTTAAAAATGCTGTTGGAACTTCTACAGATTATACAAAAATTCAAACTTTTAACAAGACTGTTGATGGATCAGATGGTGACGAGGGTAAAGGAACTACTACAATTTATTATTTACAAACTGGGTGGTCTAATCCAGGTACACCAAGTTCGGGTACAGACGAAACACCGGGTTCTTGGACAACTACGGTACCTACCTTTGCAGTAGGAAAGTCTGTCTGGTTTACATTAGGAACTAAACCAGCAGGAAGTTCTACTTGGACATTTACTTATCCGCAACTTTACTTAGGAGATTTAAATTATACTGTACCGGGTGTATTAGACGATTATTTAAATACTAATGTTATTATAGGAGAAGGCAATACTAGTACCATGAACAGTACTTCAGCAGCGGTTGGATCAATATTTTACAATACAGAGACAAACGCTCTATACGAAATGAAATAGGAGAATATTATGGGTTGGGAAAAAATATCAACAATAGGAGCAACAGCTGGAACAGACTTAAAAGAATCTGATGGCACAGTATTAAATGATAATGCCATTAGAAATGAAGATTTATCTATTTCACAAGGTAACTCAGGAGTATTAACTCTTAATAGAGGCGCTGCTGCAGCAGATACTACTACGATTACAAAAGCGAAATTGAACTTGGACTATGATGATGGAGCAACTGTAGGAGCTACTTGGGGTACAAATGTAGGTAGTAGACCAACTGAATTAACCGATGGCAGAATAAGTACTGCTTTAACTGCATCTGGTATATTAGATACTACAGTTCCACAAGCTAAAGGTGGAACGGGATTAACTAGTAATGCTACTCTTTTAAATTCAGCTATAAGTATTGGAGCAAATGGAGCATTATCAGGTGCGGGTGGTGGAACAGTTACTGCTTCTGGTATAAGCGCAGTACAAACAAGTTTAGGAAACGCGCCAGCCGCAATAAAAAATGATAACATTAGCATAGCCGCTAGTGGTACAGCAGGTCTTTTGACTTTAACAAAATATAGTGGCGCAACAGATACTACAACTATATCAAAAACTCAATTAGGTTTAGATTATGCTGATGGAGCTACGGTGGGGGCAACATGGGGTACAAATGTAGGCAGTAGACCAACAGAACTTACTGATGGTAGAGTAAGTACTGCTTTAACTGCATCTGGTATATTAGATACTACAGTTCCAGAAGCTAAAGGTGGAACGGGACTAACTTCTGCGGGTAATGCTATTAAGAATAATCAAATTACAACTAATGCAAATGGAACTTTAAACTATGATGGTACTTCAGCTACTGCTCCATCTTTAGCTAGTATAACTGGCATAGTTGGAAAAGCTGGCGGAGGTATGGGTGAGGATATATCTAGTGCAACTGGAATATTAAGAATGGCAAGTGGAACACTAAATAAAGATTCCACATTAAGCACAACTTATACAGATGCAACAGATAACGGTACAACAATAAACTCTTCAGGGAATGTAACAGGTACTGTAGATATAGCAAGTGGTGGAAGCATAACTGTTGGAAATATAACAATAGATGGTACAAATAACAGAATTTTAATATCGGACTAATTATGGCAAATAGAGTTTTAATAGGAAATAGATCAACAGGAGGATACGGATTGTATGTCTCTAAAGCAAATAGTAATGTACTAACTTGTGATAGAAAAGAGTTATTATTTGATTCTTCACAAAAAAGAGCAGGTGAAGTATATGCTGGGGGTAATCAAAGTAGTTTAAGTAATAGTGGACAAAGTTTTTTATCCACATCAAGTAAAGACAATTTAGGATATATCCCTTTAGTAATAAGTACAGAAGATAAAAGAGGAGAGTGGGAATATACTGATGGTGATGAAGAGTTTAATGGAAACACAATAGATATTATCGAAACAACAACAAGTACAGTTAGACCTAGAAGTATGGAGGGATCAGTTAGTTCTAGTACTACTTCTTTAGGTGACCCAATACGTAGTAGACGAAGCGGGGAAGCGTGTACTAATTTTAAATTTATGGTATTAAAAATACCTTGTGCATATGGCTATATGACCAGTGCTAATTT